TGTCATAAGACTCACTTTATCAGCAAAATCTTTAACTGTCTTTTCAGGATTTAACATCCTGTAGACATATCGCATGCGCAGGGAGTTCACAATACCGTTTAAGATAACGGTTAGAGGATTCCCTGAGGGATTGGATCCAAATAATTGAACCAAATCGCCATTGTAATCAACAATAGCAAATGCAGTATCTTCAGCAATACCCCGAATGACAGTAATGTCTTCTTCGGAGTAGTTACCAGAGAGTATACAAATGTATATGATTACTTCAAAAGCTCCTATAATTTCTTTAGGGCTCATCTTCTTATCGAAAGCTTTATAATCTCCAGCAATGATACGGTCTAAACCGTGTTTGACGATGTAATCGTACATCTCTTGCCATTCTAGAGATTGAGCAACAGTACCTGGTCCTGCTTCAAAAGCAAACCGGTTGTTCTGTAATAAGCGTGTAAACGATAGTAAATACTTTCGTACTACTATACACCAGTCAAATGGTGCTCCTGTAAAAACGCGTGTTTTTCCGATCTTCGCCTTTTTGGCTGAAACTGGTTCATCCTTAAGGTGGGCGCAAAAGTTAGGGTTAACTCTCTGCCCCGTCTTGTAAATCTCTATCATTTCGTAAACTCTTTCCATGATTTCACTATCTACTTCGACAGGGTCCAACATGCCATGTTTAGGCATAATTGATGTCAAGAAAAATTTCTTTGACTTTTTCCACGGGTTTCCAGCGCTCGTATTTCGATTCATCTTATCGACGTATGAGACACAAGCACCATTAATTGCCGTGAAATCATCTAGAATAATCATTTGGTCTCGTATATCTTCTATATCAACTTTTTCCAAAATATTATCTAGGTAATTTGTTTTACATTCCTCAAGAAGGACTGAGTCAAGCTCGTGGATAGGTTTAACAAGGTCTTGCGCTGCTATATGCCAAGGAACCCAAGATTTCATCTCAGGTTTACAAAACTTTGCAACATACCCTTGCGGTTCCAATTTCTCGCACATGGGAGTGCGACACACTTTTGACCCAGTTTTGCCTCGAAAGTCTTGAAAAGAACCAAAAATATCCACATTGCCATCGTTGATATATCTGAAAACCGACTTTTTATGTAGGTCTCCAACAACGCGCGTGGTTGATTTCGAGTTAATGAATCTCATATCACCAGCTCCAACGTTGTGACGGTTCAAATCATTGTAAATCTTGTTTACGAAATCTCCATCTACATCGGCAGAGAAGACTTGTTTGGCTTTAAGATTATTCACCAGAAAGTGCAGTCCTAATATGGAATATCCATAGGAACTGTTAACCACAAGTGGTGAACCACAATCTCCGTCTATGGTAGCTTGTGAAGCTGTACCTTGCCAGAGAACGTTATCAGCGTTTATACCATGTGAAGGGAACTTGTATTTGCTCTTAGGAACACGTTTTATGTTTTTAACATCACGATACAATACTTCACCATTCTCTTGTCGAGTAATGTATTTTCCATTGAAAACACCATTCGCATCACCTAGTTTGAAGTATTGTGCAATCTTCTTTCCAGGGGGCATCTCTCTGATGATAACAAAAGCTAAATCCTTTTCAGGATAGCGCATGATGTCACCATCACTCAGAACAACTTGCATGTTTGAACCCACACCTTTGTTGGATGTTTTGGTAATATCCATGTAGGTACAATCCATTTTTGGAACGTTGTGATTGTTGGTCAAATATATATGACCACCTAGACACAGCATTTTACCAAGAGCTCTTTTACCATCCTCTCGGGTGATAGCTGTGTGAATCACGTTCTCTGAAATCTTCTTACAGAAATCAGTGAATTCCATACTCTTCGATGACGAACTCTCTCGTGAGAAATTGGCACTGCATAGATCAATATCATTGTTATACCAAACATTCTCTTTATGTAGTAATTCAGCCACTGGTCTCTCACCAACTTCTCCACCTTGAGGTCTGCACCTATTATACAATTTGTACAACATGTACAGGCCTGCTACAGAGCCTGCTAGCGTGATCAACGCTTTGGGATGACCAATTCGATTACAAACATCTGTACCCATTCGGTACCACGTATCAGCATCACAAACTGAAGCCGCAGCTGTTTCCATATAATATTTGGTTATCTGAGCACTTACTCTCAGATTATTACAGGTCTCAACTGCATCAACAATCGTGTTATTGACGGTTTGAATTGTTTCAATTGTACGAGAAATGGAACTCCAATACTTAAAAAGGAATAGAGTACAACACAATACGACAAAAGTCGTAGTCTCGCTCGCTAGTGATGAATAACCACTTTGAACTTTGCACACACATAATGAATCTGGTAGTGCGCAAAAAATGCACAATTCTACTTTTCTCATTGCTTCCATACAATCTCTCACTTTCGTTTGATCCTTGTTAAATTTGTTGATAGCTTCATTCATCCAAGATAGAAGGTCTTTAAGACTCATATCTTCCTGGACGAGTTTGATCACTGCTAATCTTTTTCCAAGGTCAACTGGTACTGGTTCAACTCTCTCGACTTTGAACTTCCACAATTCTGGATATGGACCGGAGTCTTTAATATTGTCTGAACACAACATTTTCCGTTCATCTTGAAATTCTTCTCTCACTGTAGGAGTGATGATGTAAGGAAATCGACGTTGTACAGCCGATGGTCGAGAAAACAAGTGAAAGGTGTTTAAGTCTTTCACATTAGTTGTCGCGATCACAAACTTGGCTCTCATGGGAGTTCGACCTTTCTTATCCAGAGCAGCTTGATCAGGGCAAAAAGCTGCATTGTTAACAACTTGTATCACCTCATCTAGCGACTTCGAATCTTTCATGTCAGGACTTTCATTAGCCACATCATCCAAAATGATTGTGTGACAAGATGAAGTATATCCATCCCAAAACTTGGCTGCAGGGTTTTTTGTGAATCGAAATTCGTCACCCATCGGTAGTTTCTCATGTTTAGCAAAATACGTACATAATATGTTCGTAATTGAAGTTTTGCCAATACCTGAGTCACCATATACCAATAAGCTGAACGGAGCTTTACGATCACGTCTAGCCGCAGATTGAGTATTGAGATCATCTCTCATGATTAACATCGAGTTTAACGTTCCCTTGATGGTTCCAATGTCAGTACTATCAAGTCCAATTGAATGTTTGGCTATGCTTTCCAATTTTTCAATAACGTTGTCCAGGTCAGACCGAAATTCACTCTCGGTAAAACCATGTTCTTCAGGATTGTTGAGTAGAGGTTCCCGTCTGGTCAATTCTCTACATTTCTCATAGACTTCCTTGTACGTCCCACCACTGTGAAACATCGTACTTATATCGCCAGTAATATACACTTGATATCCTCTCTCCAATATGAAAAGAGCAGTGTCAATAATGGCAAACACAAAGTCTGTCTTTTTGTAGAACTTCTTCTTCAACGCAACTTGTTCGAGTTTTGTGTATCCTAGAGAATCGAAAGTGATGCCGACCATATCAAATAATGACATTGATAATAGGTACATGCAACACTTGTAGATTTTCTTTACGATATCGCTCTCACAAATATTCTTATATGAATTTAGAAATCCTCGTGATAGGTCTAGAAATTCTCCAGACTGAGGTCTGAATCCAGACCACATTTTCTTTACAAACGGTATGACGTGTTGTTTGTATAATTCATACGTTGACGCATGAAATCTACATTTCAAGAACACGTGTACCGCTCTCAGAACTGTCTGAAATCTGTTCAGACCTTCGACTTTCTCAAGACTCATCATAGCGAAAGTGACAATATCATCAATAAGTTTGATTAATTGTTTTTGATCAATTTCACTACATTTTGACTTAAGGTAAGCCTTTGCACCACTGAAGGTGGCGCTCTTGATTGCTTCAGTGAACTTTCCTTGAACTCTGAATTTAGTGGTCTTAAGTACTTTATCTCCGAAAATGTTGATATAGAAATCACCACGACATACGTAATCTTTTCTAGTATAATCAACATCATCGTACCACTCTCTCATCAAACTCTCGAGAAACTCGAAATCGGCTTCGAAGAATCCTTGGGACTCATCAAAATCTGGTTGGTATTCATCATCAACATAATCTTCGGGATCGTACAATCCTGAGCGTCTGTTAGAAGGGTGAACATCACAGATATCGTGACCACAACAACAGACCGCAGACTGCGGACGTGTATAATGTGGGAGGAACTCTCCATACATATCGTTTGAGTTCTCTTCAAAATCACCATAATCCAGAGATCGAGAAAATTCAAAGTTTTCGATATCACGAAGTAAAATACATCGTGACACGTTACCTTGAAGAGTCTGTAACATGAAATGCTCTTCAGCATCCACATCATCGGAAAAATAGAAAGTTTTATCAGTATAATACAATAGTATCATATAATTACTTCTATAAGTTTCCAAGTAACTTGGTTCGACAACGGCTTGTCGTGCAAAATGCAGTATACAGTTGTTAATCACTGACATACATGTCAATTGATCACTACTGTATCCAAGTTGAGTGAGTTGGGTTAATTCGGGTACATAACGGGGTAAGAAAGATCTGACGATAAAAAATATATCATCAGGTAATTCTACTAAACGGTCATGCAGGGACAGGTTTCCTTCGGTTGGTTCATTGCTGAAGTCCGATTCGGAATCTGAGGGCGCAGACAGATCGAAATCTGAAAGAATATTTTCTTCAATGAAGACGCGAGCGTAACAAGAAAC